TTTAAACCAAAACGAAATAGACAAAGCCCCCGTTATTTGTAATTCAGTAGGATTGCCCATTGTAACGTAATCATCTACCCCATCAAATAATAGACTTTTTGTGTTTGTAAATATTGATCCGGTGGGTGCTGAGCCGGTTGGTGCTGCTGGTGTATATATTTCGGAATCGATTACAGTATCAAATTTTAATTTTTTAATTGAATACATTTTTTGAAGTGTCGACTTTCGGGCTTCTTGGCCGGATAATAATGTACCATCAACTGTTATTGGTAATGTGGCACGAACCAAACGATCATCTCCTACTGTATTGACAGTTTCGAAATTAATTCCGCCCATATATGTAACAAATTTATTTGCTTCATTTCCCCAAGAAAATCTATTATATGGAATAAATTGATCAGCTATATCATTAAGTTGTGTAGTAAAATCACACCACATTAATAAATTATATTCAATTGTCACATATTTAGTAATATCTAATAAATAAAATTCTTTTGAATCTTGTTTTTTATTTAAAGGTATTGGAAATAATTTATCTTCATATCGATTTCTTTTATTGTATTTATTTCGATATATCATTTTACTGTCAGGGTTTGTTCTATTAACATCCAAGTTTTTTAAATTATCTCTCTCAGTAACACTATCTCTTTTTATCATTATCAGTGGAGATTGTAACATTCCTTTTTCATCCCGAATGTATCCTAATCTCTGTACGTTGTCCCACTTTTCTCCATTTGCATAAATTATAGGTACATTAATTAATTCATTCCTGTGGGTTATCTGTGGTTGTATTTCATTTTCGATATACCATTTTATAGCATAGTCAATATCATACAATGTTCTTTTTGGAGTACGAAATATATCATCATCCCTTCTTACCTCTTCAGATCTTTGTAAAACTGAATCAGGTCCGACTCCTTCGGTTCTTGAAGGGTTTGGTTTATTTGTTTTTCTGTCTATATTTTGTCGGTTAATTCTAGCCATTAATGTCCTTTATATGTATCTTTTTTTAGATCCGAACCAAATCTTATATCTAAAATACCTGCAGGTGTTTGTCTAGTTGCATGTGCATCTACTACAATGGATACACTATATCCATGATCTCCACCATTAGGCCATGTTTCTGGATTCTTGCCGGTAAAGTATTGATTTGCGTCTACATTATCTAATTGATAGTATTCATTATCCCATAATATGATATCTCCAACTTCTGGATATATATCGGCTGTTACTAATATATCTCTGGAAATAGCAAATTGTGCTGTTCTTTTATATGTATGGCCGTAATCATCTTGCGATGAATTTTTATCTTCTTTTGTAATTAAACATGGTAACAAGATAGAATCATAATATGATTTGTTTTCTGTTTCGCCGTATATATTAGAATTTGAATGTTCGATACGTAATTTATAAAGTTCAATTTCAGTATCTACGACCGAATTCAATAATTCTGCATTAATTGAAGCCAGGAATTTTGCGTCTCTATGTCCACCAAATAATGCCACTTTATCCTATATATATTTTAATTGGTATCTTATTTAATATTTCATTCATTGATTCATTTTCAGATTGTTGTCGTTGCATCATTGATTCTTTAGTTAATTTATCTAAAAATTCTCTTAATTGTGTTATCAATGTATCTTTTTCACTTGATGCTGCACTTAATAAATCTGATGCGTTTAGTGTTACACTATCACCAGGTATTGGTATTGTTGAATATTTGCCTCGAACATATCCTAACATTTCTTTTACTAATGCAGTGCCATATCTAAAAATCCATGCTCGGCCTACATCATTAATATTATTATAATTTTGATATGTATATGGTATATTTGATGCATCACTAATAACACCGGGCAATACAGCGGTATTACCAAATAATAAAGCATCTTTAGCTTTTACTTCTTCGAAGATATAATCAAACCAAACAGTGCCAAAAAATGGAGTAGCTGCAGTTCCCTGTGTTCCTGGGACTTGATATATTTTAATATCATCGCCGTGTAATTCAAATGAAAAATGTGATTTTCTAATACGATCATTAAATTCAATAGTTTGAATTCTTAATAAATCTTGGTGTATCGGCATCATCATGAAATTGACACTTGGGGAAAATCCTCCAAAATCAAATGCATCTAATAATCCTTGTGAGCCCATTCCAGTACCAACAAATGGATCGAAGTATCTAACAATTGCAGGGGGTGGATAATGTAATACCCGACGGATTTCAATTGAACTAGAATCATTTAAATCAACCCCCAATGATGATGATACTGCTTTTCTTATACTATATGTTTGTTGTCCGGATACAATATCAATTGATGCACTATGCCATCTTAAATTTCCGCCGGAGTCTGCTTCCGTTCCATATGCTTTTGATAATTTTGTTATATAACTTAATGATGTTCCAACTGTTTGTCCGGTTAAAGAACCATCGGTTAAATATTGTGAACCGGTTTGTACACCCAATGTATTCAATAAATTATTAACAATATTGACTTGATTGACTTGATTTGAATATTCAATAACAGCACCTTCAAATGCAGTATAAAAATTAATGTCAATAAGTTCTATATCCATTATTGGATATCCTAATGAATTTGCTGCAAATTCTGCGAAACTATCTGCTTGTTGTTGAAATAATGACTCTTGGTCAAAAAACCCAAAAGGTGTTGCCCCTGGAGTGAATGATGAACTTCCGGGCCAGATTGGCTTATTTTGACTGTAATCCATAATGATGCCTTTTTATATAAATATTAATATGATTCAGTTAATAGGGATAAAATTTCATCTAAAGATTCATGACGATGATTATCTCTTAATATTATTTCTTGTACATATACAGAATCTCTAATTTTAGGTACTTCATGTATTGCTGAATCGTTTTTATATTTTAAATCAATTTGATGTCCGTCCCCACATAGAATCATAGTGCTTCCTTTTCCTAATCTACTTACAACCATATGTAATTGTTGCTTTGTTAAATTTTGATATTCATCTACTATACACAATGAATTATCAAATGTTCTGCCTCGGAAATGAGATAATGATACCAATTCAATATTTTCTTCGATTTCCATTTTTTCTAAAAATTCCGGCTTATTATAAACTTTACGCATATTACTACGTATTGGAACTAACCACTCTTCCATTTTTTCTGCTAATGAGCCAGGCAAATGTCCGTTATCTTCTGTAGACACTGTTGGTCTAGTAATTATAATTTTATCGATTTGTCTTTTAAAGAATTGATCTAAAGCAATTTGAACTGCTAATAATGTTTTTCCACTTCCAGCCTTTCCCATTATAAAATTAAACGGGTGTTCTAATATTAATGCTTTTGCTGATCGTTGTTCATCAGACAATGTTATATCAAACCTCACCGGAGTTTTTGGTGGGTTTTTTTGTTTATTTTGTGTAGCCATAAATTTAAAATAATTTTGTAAGTGTTGACTCTTGAAACCAAACGTCTTTTAATGTTTCTATTTTTGACAAAGCTAGCTTTCGAATTGCATAATATGATTGCCTTGGTGGATAAGGAGACATTATTTTAATTGTTACTAATTCTTTGTCTTTTCCTAGATCTTTTTCAATGTGAACCATTAATACCATCCGGATGGCTCGAATGCGATCTAATACATCAACTAAGTTTCCATCGTAACGGATTTTTGTTTCCATGGAATATTTAATTCGTGGTGATGACATATAATAAAATCCTTTTTATATAAATATCAAAACAGTAAGAAAGGAGGAATATAAATTCCCCCTTCCAAACTCAATTTTTAAATCGTTAATTAAGTAATCTATTAATCAATCAACTCTTAAAGAGTCTCAAGACCTTTAACATACACTTTACCATAGAATTCTGGACGAACTACTTTCTTCGCATAACGTGTCATTACACCTTTGCGCGGAGTGAAGTTCACAGGATCGTATACAAGTGGAGTCATTATCAAAGGAACGTATGGAGAGAAAACTGCTCCCGTTTCTAAGAATTGTGCTCCTCTAAAGCCCATAAGAATTATATTCTCTTTGAAATATGGATTCTTGTAAACTGTGTATCTGTTATTGATCGCACCAATTTTTTGAACACCTGCGGCAAATTCCAATTTGGTTCCATCTGTGTCTGCGGCAAATCCAGGAATAGATTCTAGGATAGTTGCAACAGCCGGTGATGTTACTAAGAAATTAGCTCCACCTCTGAGTGTTTTTTGGTGAATTTTATTAGACACTTTTTGCAGTTTGGTACCAAGAGTTTGGAACCATCCACCTTGCGTATTAAAGAATGCATCAGCTCCGGCTGTAAATCCACTGCCGTTCCATGATTCATTATTAACAGCTGACCAATATTCGGTCGTAGGTGCTGCTGCGATTAACATATCAAGAATCTCTAAATCGATCTCCATTGATACATATTCAGAAAGCATTGAAGTCAATTCAGCTTCAGCGTCAATTGAGTGATAAGCGTTAAGATCTTGAGCGAACTCAGGAGTCCAT